ATATGATTTACTTTGCCCACTATCACTGGACGAACTAGCTGGTCTTGCCTTCATCTCTTCCTCCAGAGCTTTTAGCATATCGCCATTTGATATAGTACCTTCAATTGCTAGGGCAGATCTGCCAGCTTCAATTATATCAGCTTGCATTTCTTTATCAGCTTGAATTAACTCGTACTTATACTCATTAGTCTCCCTATCTAGTGCAAAGAAGTGAGTTTGTGATTCTCCAGATATGGCCATTTGTAGTTGGACTTGCGGGGTATAGTTTTTGATAGCATCCCTCATACCACCTTCGCCTAAGAATTTTAGCTCTAGCAATCCAGCTGATTTACCAGACTCATCAAATAGTTGGCCATCTGGGGTAGCACCAAATCCTGGTAATCCTTTATTGGCTCCATCAATAAAGTATGACTCACGGTACGACAAACCCTTACCTTCAGTGGCAAGGAAAGTATCACGAACTTTGTCTTCGTAATTAGTTCCCATTACAGTGTAAGCATTTGAAATATCTAACTGTAGTTCAGCCACCTTCCTAGCTTCAGGATTTTTAATTTTAGAAATCAATCTCTTCTCAGCCAACTTGTGAGCAACACGCATATCACCTTGCCCCACATTCATAAGCAACGGTGCAATTGAGCCAGTCACTTTGCCTGCACGTTGTTCGTGCCACTCAGCAGATCTTTGCTCACTTGGGCTGTCAAATTGAGTTGAAGCATCATACCTTTCTAGGTCGGTCTGCCATGGGCCCATTATAGGTTGGTCAGGACTTTCATAAAGCTCTTTAGCACGTTCTACATAGACATCTACTTCTGACAGCGGTCTTTCACCATACATGCCACCTGTGTCGGAACCTTTACCGATATTGGTAGAAATATCCAAAGACATTTCACTGGCTTCAACTTCAGTCGAAGCAGCATCCCACTGCATCCCCTGTATGGCAGCTTCGTTCCTAAGATTACGATCATCAGCATACTCTTGATTAGTCCCACTTAAGGATATAGAACTTCTTCTTTCTGTGTTGCTCCACGCTAGGTCGGTTTCAGATAGCATATCTCTTCGAAGAGTTTTACGCAATCCACGTACCTTACTTTTAAGCTGACCTATTTCGTAATTCTGAGTCTTTAACGGGTTTTCTAAATCCCAATTAATTGGCGCAAAAGTATTTGAAACACTGCCAGCTTTTCTGGCCAGTTCCCAGTGTAGCCTGTTTTCTTTTTTGTTAGGATTAAACTCATCTGGGTTTATACCATAGGACGTTAGTTGTGCATCAAACTCTAACCCAGTCCATGCAGCAGTCTGGTTCCTATTACCACGCATTGGCCTAGTAACAATAAGTCCTGGGGTTTTCATCTCATTAGGTAGGGGCAGGAATCTATCCTTACTTGCAGTCATATCCTGTTCAAGTAAGAATTTAGTTATTTCATTTACAGCTTGTTCCCTACGCCCACTATAGCCCGGAGCTTTTCTAGCTCTTTCAGTAAAGTAGTGTTCATCTACTATCTCCCCAATTTGAGAGAAGGCTGAACCCATTTGCTCTTTGTACTCTGCTTCCTTTTCAGATGGTTGCCCATCTATAGATAGAAAGTTTGTGTGTTCTCTGGCACCTGCTCCACGCTCTACCATCTCCCTAGTGGTAGTGCTAAGGAATTTGGTGGCCATTGCAGCTGCACCAGCAGGAAGTGTGTAGGGTTTTTCACCAGTTACACTGCCATGCATCGCATCTGCGACAGGAGTACCTAGCGGACGCGTGAGTCCAGTGTCTGTTACATAGGTGCCAACTCCTTTTCGAACTTTACCCCTAGAGTCTACGTAGGTTCCAGCAACAGCATACCCAGCGGGGTCAATACTACGTACAGTACTGGGTTGCATTACACCAGTTGGGTCAAGGTCTCTTGCAATTCGGGCAGGATCCCGATCTGTCATAGCCTCAAAATCTTCAACCGTTTCTTCAAGTTTTAATTGCGCCGCAACATCACTGGAAGCTATTTGTCCAGACAGTGCAGCTCCTACTGTAGTAAGCATATTAGTTGGCAACTGCTGTATATAGCCAGTTTGCAAATCGGCCATAGTAGCCATCCCTACTAGCTCTAAGTTTACAAACTTAGCAGCTTCCTCATCCTTGCGTATCATCTCTTGCGCTACGCCATAAGCACTGCCATGGTCGGCTTTTACTTGAGCCATGAACTCTGCATCGGAAAGCTCTTGTCCTGTGTCTCCGCCTTCATCAATTTGGAAACCTTCTAAGTCTCCATCGTTATAATCGTCGGAAGACCCATAGGCATTACCTTCTATGCTATAGTCGTCATTTCCCCAATCGTCCATAGGTCATCCTCTCTAATTAATGTTGTTGTATTGGTTCGGGTGGTGGTTGATTTTGATGACTTCTTATTTCAATAATCTGGTGCATCATCTCAATATCATATAATGTATAGGTGCCATCACCTAATTCTTTTAAGTTACACATAGGTGGATTTACTAGTAAAGGTCTTATTAGATAGCCGTTCAACTCTGGGTATATGTTATTATAGTCTATGGGCAATCCTTCACTCTCTCCAGAATTCATTTGTTTTGGGAGTGAGCCTTTGCTAAACCTGATTCGAAAAAATCATTAAACTGGCTATGCATAACGTGTGCAAACAATTCAATTATTGTTGCCATACCTAAGTCATCCATAGATGATAGTGTAATCTTCTCACCATCTATGCGGGCTTGTTGTGTAAAGTGTAGTACTAAATCTGTGCTAGTAATGGGATCATCAGAACCCATGACTGCCAACATTGCTGCTGGGACATTAAGGGTTGATATGTTTATTACTTCGTCTTGGCCAAGGTACTTGCAAGCTTGAGTTAAGTTCTCAAACTGAACCTTAGCAGACCAATTTGGTATGTATATTTTTCTGCCATCTTCTAGATTGCTTGAATATCCTTCGGACATTTTATTCTCCAATAATTTAATAGCCCTGTACACAGGTGTGCATACAGGGCCAATAGGTTACAGTGATTCTACATCGCCACCAATTTCACGCTTGAATACCATATCTTGGAAAGTTAGAACCCAAGTTACAGTGTTCATGGTCTGACCACGAGACATGGCAGGCATCGCAAGGATAACTCCATTCTTCATAGTCACAGCATCCTTACCCATGTTATCCGTCATCTTAGCTTGGATAGGTGTGATAAGCTGGCCATCTGCATCAGCTTGTTGCTGAAAGTAGTCTGCCCAATCCTGAAGATATTTGTTTTCAGGAGCGTTCATAAGAACGGGGAATGTTAGATCACCTGCACGGATACGTTGCATGTTTACAACCATATCACCGTAAGCACCGAAAGTGGTAGTAGCAATTGGTGCTCTACGCATTGCAGTGATTAGACTTTCGCCTGTTGAGAATCCTTCAATCTTAAATGATGCTGGGTTCTCATCTGGACGACCTGGGTAATCAGCATCGACTACCAGGTCGACATTAGCAAAACTATATTGATACATAGTTAGTTCCTTTATAAATAACTACCCAGTTGAGCATCATTGAGAGGCTTGGGTAGTATGATTAGATTACTCTGAGAATTGACCAGAAACACTTACTTCATGTAGGGCACCAGCACCAACCATCTTAAAGCTAAGACCGTTATAGATTCGGTTACCTTTATCGCCAGCAGGTGTGTCAGCTAGTGATACAGATTCTACGATAAAGCCTTCAGGCAAGTATGTGCCATCAGGTAGGTAGCCTGGAGCAGCTAGTCCGTTACGGATAGCGGCAGATAAGCTACGCTCTAGAACAGCAACAGCAGTATTAATACCCACTTGAGTGTATGGAATCTTAGTGTTGTTTACATACAGTAGGTTAAACATGTCAGCTTCACAACGAGCTTCTAACCACATAAGTCCGTGAGTAGTGTCGAGCCATGAACCAGATGCCATACGAGAGTCAGTAAAGGCATTAACAGTCTTACCAATTTGAACTACGGCAGAGCAGAAGTTTGCTCGCATGTTGTCAAACTCGTTAGAGGTTAGGTTTTCGGCAGATACACCGGGCATCTGTTTCAAGTTTAAGGTAATGGTAGAACCAATAGATGAGAAGTTTACAGAGGCAGCTCGACCAAATACAGAAGCACTTGGGTACGCACTCTGATCCCGACTAAAGGTAGTCAGTGAGTAGCGGTATGTAAGGTCTTTCAACTGTTTGGCAATACCTGTGTGGCCACTTGTCAATACGCTAGTATCGTTTGTAGTGTTGCAGAATATCTTCTTACTGGCTTCAGCAAATGCGGCAATATCTGTAGTAACTGTACCAGAATCATCTCGCCACTTCTTGTTAGTAACTAATCCAACAAAATCATGACCTTCGGATTCGATAACACTTAAAGCTTGGGCAGGAGTTTCTGCACCAATACCATTACTTACTTTAGCTTGATGTCCAGCTAATCCTAAGTCAGTGTGTGCAGCTACGTCACCTGTGGCAGCTACTGCGGTACTTGAAGCACCAGACGTATTACCTACAATAACAAATTGATAGCCATTGTGTGTAAAGGATGTGCTAGGTATTGAAGCCTGTAACAGACCTTCTAGTACTGTTGCAACATTATCATACGAAGTTGCAGAACTAAAGTCTAGTTCAGCTTCAGACATAGTTACTTCTGTGCTATCTACAGTAAATACCAGTTCGCCTGCACCTGATCCAAGACCTGTGTAGGTGTTTACTAAATAGTCTAGGGTAGCAACAGAGCCACCAACTATTGAAGGTGCTTGTGCAGTTTCATAGCAAACCATAGCTACGAAATCAGTTGGGGTTGGTGTCTGTGAATAAAAAGCTGTTGCGGCTTTGTATACTTCAGAGTCTGCATCCCAGTCTGCACCAACGCCAGCAATACTTGAGTATGCTCGTGTACGTTCAGCAGGCAAGATTTCTGAACCAGTTTTAACATCGTCAGTCTCGTCAGTAAGGAAGCCCAGAATGCCGAAGTTACCAGCAGAAACTCCAACAGGAGAAACCGAGATAGAGACATTAGCGAATTCAGTAATTTCAATCGCCATAATTGTATTCCTATTAAGTTTGATTTATTTGAAATCCAAGTAAGTATTCGTTCAACTGCTCATCATAGAATTTACCGCCTATGTTAAGCTGCTGTACATTATCGACTACTTCCTCAAAAATACGAGTTGTATACATTTCTACTGAGAAACCTTTTCGGTATTCCCATTCTTTTTCTAATTTTGCATCTTCACTTGATACTGTGGTGCATCGAATAAAACCATATCCAGAATCAATCATTACGGCTTTCATAGCTTCAGTAGTCCAGCCATGCATAATTTTAGAGCTTGGTATTCCTGTGGTATCAACTACCCCAATCCTAAACCGAAGCTTAACAGGGCTGTATATTCTGTAAGTAGTTGTATCATTATCCTGAGCATACACTACCGATTTGGGAATACCCACTTGGTACTCTTCAATAACTCTTATGTGTGCAAACTCACCATCAGGCTTTTTAGCATTATTTTGGCGAGCAGGGTACGAGAACTTAGGTATGCCAACCATAGTATCAACCATAGTTTGCATAACAAGTACGTCAGCTTGGTCAGGTGTCATGGTTGCCATTCTTCAGACCTCTCTAGTATGTAAGAAAAGAATCCGTACACCTCTTCATCAGATCTTTGCAGTATGTTAAAATACTTACCAGCATATCCAACTTTGTCACCAACATTTAATTCATATGTATCAATAACATAGAGTGTACGGTAATCGCTAAATCGTGATCCACCATCTTCTACACGAAGTGCTTCGCCTTCTTCAAATTGTGAAAACTTGTTGCCAGCTTTAATGACTCCGTAAATCTCTGAAGACACTTTAGATCCTTCAACCCAGTGATTGTTTTGGTCGTATGAACCCTCTTCAATATTATACCTAGTCATTGCTGTTAGCATCTGAGCATCAAACGCTTCTTGCATTTGCATAGCCATTAAACACCCCTTGGGCCAACTAGACATATCTTACGATAGTTCCAGTATCTTTTCCCATAAGATGTACTAAGCAGTTCATCTGTCCTTGGTAAAGATTCGCCTATAGCTTTCTTTATAACTACGTCATCAACTTCTTTATGATTAACTGGGGCCATTATTCCAGAGTCCCCCCGCTCAGTAAACTGTGCAGCAACTAGGAAGTGTGCTGCATAGTACTGGTGTGCAATGTCATAGAAGTCGCGCCATTTTCCTGGACTAGACATTAGTAGTGTAGCATCATCCAAGAACAATTGGATTCGGGCATCAGCTACGGAAGCGAACTCCGGAAACCTTGTTTTAAAATCAGTTACACTTGCCATTATTACTTACCTTCTTTGTCTTTGTTTTTAGGCTTATTGCTAGATGGCTTCTTCAGTTTTGCAAGTACGGCTTCAGCAGCAGATAGTTCAGCAGCATCAGCTTTTTCTTGCTCTTCTTTAGTCATCTTAGGAGCTTCAACCAATTTTAGAGATCCATTTTCAATATAAGCTTTAGCTTCATAAGAATATGGTTCCCACTCTTTATCAGACATTTCAATTGTCGCACCTGATGGGATTTCCAAAGATGCTACAATACCCTTAAAACCTGGCTTACGGCGGGCGTGGATAATGGTGTTAAATGGTAGTTCGGATTTAATTTTCATAATTACTCTTCTCAAATAGTTGGAACACCCAGTGCAGCATCAAGGATGTGCAACTGTTGCTCTTTCATAATTTTGACATTCTCGTCAATTCGGATCAGCATGCCATCCATTTCAATAACTTTTGTATTGATCTGTGAGTCATACTTTTGTTGTTCTTGTAGTATAGCTTGTGCTTCTTGAACCTCGAACAGTCCCACCTGTACCCCAACAATTAGGATACAGAGGGCTGCTACAACAGCTTCAAGAGGCTTCTTCATGAGTAGTACAAACAAATCTACCATGATTAGAACCTCCGAAAGTGTTAGGTATTAAATACCGCTGTAGTGACGCACGGCAGCAGGACGAATCATTTCAACGCCAGCAAATCGGCCATAGCAGTTTACTTCAAACTCTAAACCTTTCAACTGAATAGGCAAGTGCATGTAAGGGAATGGTTCACGAACACGCATGTTGTCTGCACCTTCTGCAACAACAGTAAAGCCTTCGTAGCCGCTACCAACTGCAAATGCGTCAGTCAAAGAAGCAGGGTTAGGATAGATTCCTTCAAGCTCGTTGATGTCTTTGATTTGGTCAGCAGAGCTAACGAAATCATTGTTATTTAGGAACCACTGCATCAAAGAAGTATCATTCAGATCAGAACGTGGAGTGTTCATTAAGAACTGCTTGTTACGTGGGTTCATATAGATGGCAGATGGACGGAAGATCTGCTTAGTACCAACATACATGTCAACTAAGGCAGAAGTCAAGTCAGCGATGATTTCATCAGGAGTCTTGTTACCGCGCCAAGTTCTGTCGCCACCAATAGCTGAATCTGCAACAGCAGAACGGCTAGCAGTTAAGCAAGGTGCTCCAACTGGTCCACCGAAGAAGCCATGTAGGTTATCAGCAGGAGAACCAAAGAAGATGATCTGGTTTACTTTCTCTTCGTAAGACTTGCGAGTAGCTTCAGCTTTACGAGCATCAAGAGGCATGCCAACAACTTTAGCTGCTGCAATTTCCTGACGAGAGTATCCAAATGCGTTACCTAGAGTACGTACAGAAATGCTGTACTCTTTACCGTCGATGTCACCACGAGGCAAATCAGTTGCTTTACCAGCAATGATTGCAGTCTCGCCGCGCTTATCATAGCTACGGTAAGTAATAGTGTTAATGCCTTCACCGCCTTCGGTGTTAAGGGCAAACAAGGTGCGGCCTTTCAGTTCTGGGTAAAGAACGTCATAGCTTGAAGCTTGAATGTATTCAAGTTGACGTTGGAAGAATACGCCTTCGTCATCAGATAGTTGACCTTGGTTTACAATAAATTCAACGGCATCGTTTAAATTAAAATCGACCATTGGCTCATCAGTTAATAGCTCGCGAGTGCTTTCGTCGATAGCATATGCTTTTACTGTTTTCATTTTATATTTCCTATTAGAAATTTATTCTGCTAACTGGATCTGCCCAGCTAGCGTGTATTAAGAACCGAATTTAAATTAGCCGTTTACGATGTCTAAACGTACTTTCATAACATTAGCTTTGGCACTAGTGTCACCAGAAGGAGCTGCATTAGCTTCTTCAGCAAATACGTTAGCACATGCTACAATATTGCCAGCAACTGCGTCTTTAGAGAATTCACCAGTTACGGTATCAACGTGCAGGGCTTCACCAGCTGCAATAGCTGTAGAACCAGTAAGCTTAATGTACAAGTAGCCTTGACGGATAGTTGATACAGACTCAGTGGTGTAGTATTTAGTGTCATCGCCAGTAGAAGGTCTTGAGCCAGCTTCGTGGTTGTATTCACGTTGTGAGATAGCAAACACATCGCCATCAACAGAACCAACAGCTACGCCGCGATCAACAGTAGCAGCATCACGTTTTAGTGCTTTACCAAAACCAACTTCAGCAGAGGTTAAGACACCAGTTTGAACAACGCGAGGGCCAGAATCAACTAAGTCGCCAGCGTAACCGTTGGCAGTATATAGATCAAAAGATTGGATAGTCATTAGACAATTTCCTTAATAGTTTAGTAGTATGGTAGCTAATTACTTCGCAGAGCGAGCAATTGACCGTTTACGAGCTTCAGCAACCTTATCAACAAGCTTAGCTTTAACATTTGTGTTATCCGCTAACTCTTGTGATTTAAGTAATTTACTCATTGGAGTTTCGCCTTTGGAAGCATCAACTAAGATTTCAAACATGGCTGAAACATAAGCCTCGCTTTTACCTTCGAAGTCTTTCTCTGGCATTTGGTCTTCAACGACCATACGTTCTATCTGAGCAACAGTCTTATCCGACACATCGCGGATGTCTGCTATCAGACGAGCATTTTCAATAGCTGAACAGCGAGCAACTACACTTTCTTCAGCAGCAGCTTTGGCATCAGCTAGTTCAACTTTTACAGATTCAAGAGCTACGTCAGAAGCTTCAACAGCTTTCTTCAGCTCATCAACAAGTAATGTTTGTGTGGCAGCATCTTCCAATGCGACCTTCAGTTCTTCTTCTTTAGTAACTAAAGCTTCTTGAACATCAGCAAGAACAACTTCAACTGTCTCAACTTCAACTGTTTCAACATCAACTGTTTCAACATCAACTGATTTTAAAATCTCTTCATCGGCAACTTCAATTGCTTCATCAGAAATGCGACAGCTTGCGCCAGCACGTCCTTTTTCAACAATTGCAATGTGATTAGCACGAATGTTTCTTTGATAGAACTTACCATCAACATCTTCTATATCACATAAATAGCCAGCTGATAATTCTTGAGTACCAGCGTCTAGGGCATCAATAGCTTCTTGTGCTGTAAGCACGAGTGTGCCGCCCAAGGTATCTTCATCACGAACTGGCATGCCTTCAAGGGCACCTACTTGAAGTTCTTTTGCATTTTCAGCAGATACGGAAACAGATTCACCTACTTCATTTTTGGGATGACCAATTGTGACAGGTGCACTGCGGAATGATTCCATAGAATCTTCTGCGAATACGTCAGCTTCATCACGATATACTGTGATGACTTTACTTGGTTCTTCATCTTTAAGACCTAATTGGCCAGCGGTATAGAGTTGTGCACCAGTTCGAGCAAATTTACATGGCACGATCATTTGACCGGCATCTGTTAATGTGCGCTCACTAGGAACACTAATACGATCTACTAAGTTAATACCCTTAAGCATCGCTTGTAGCTCCTGTAGTTAGTTTAACTTTATTTGGGTTAGTGCCGACTGTGGCATCGCTTTTTATGCAGCCGTAGTCTTGCATCTCTTTTAATCCAGACTCTTCGGATAGTACACCTGCTTCAACTAACATACAGATGTGTTCTGCAAAATCCTTCTGTCTAGCGGCTTTCTGTGCGGCACTTTCTGGGAAGATGCAGTTCCATTCATATTTGAATTCTTCTTCATCAATTCCAAAGTGTGCAGCTAGAAGCTTGTCGACAACACCCAGACGGGGATCGAATACATCTTTGTGCTGGCCTTGTAAAGTTTCAATGTAGTTTACTAGGTCAGACTCTCCGGTTGCATTCATACCATCAGGTGACGCACTTAAGAAGCGCGTTGCAGGTATTGATACAGATGCAGATACCATTTTTAAGTATTCCCAGATTAAGTCTTTAACTCCAGAGAGTTGAATCTTTTTCTGGTCGTACTCTTCAGTACTATCTAAAATAGATACACCAAATACGCTCTTGATATTCTTCCACTCAGTAAAGCGATTTAGCATCGCCCCAGTACCTTCGTCATTCTCAAGAATGTTGGCCAGTCCTTCCACTTTAATTATGTCAGTGTTAGCTTCTTGAACCATCTGTGCCGCAGCAAAAGAGGTTGTGTGGAAGTTATCAATCTGACGCATCAGTGGTATAAGAACACTATCACTGTACCATAAGTTACGTTGCCTCTCATATATAGGAAGCTCAGTACCTTCAAATCGTATCAGCCGATCCTTGTGAATTGCATCAGGATGGTTTACGAATTTGTATAAGTCAGGCATTCCGAAAGTAACACTTAGTGGTTTTTGGTCTATATCACCAAAGGTCACAATACGGGTACGATCTACAACGTGCATAGAGCGTAAGCATCCTGGCTTTAAGTTTTTCCAGTTGACTGGTTTATCGGTAGCTCTTCCATCATCAATATCTAATATGATGAACGAGGTGCCGTACAACCTAGCCCACTTGTATGCTTCACGAAACATGCGAGACACTTCGAATTCTTTATCAGCTTCAACGGCTGATTCACCTTCTAGTGCTCTCCACTCTCGTGTCATATCTTGTGGAATAATCTGGCACACTTTCTGACTTAGCCAGTCCTCTCGGTATCGTACCGAAAGAGCTACATGGTCATAATTGGCACCAGAGTGGTTCCACATATTACTCATCGCTTTATCTTTTGAGGTGCCCAGCCCCGTAGCGAGGTTGGACAAGCCATCGAATAAGCTAGTTGGCTTTGTCTCTTCCGTGACCTTAATCACGGCTTTTGATTTATCTGTATCTACTAAATTCATACTGTTACCTTTTGTTGTAGATAGAGGGCTAAATGTTTATACTGGATCAGTCTCTACTGGGTGGCTTTTGCCGATAACATAAATATCTCCAAATACCATGTCGCCAGTGTCAGTGCAACGTATACGGGCTTGCACATATCGGGGTATGATTTGAACATACATTTCAGATTGTAACCTAATTATGCCACTATTTGTATGGGAAGTTCTTGTAAAGCTCTCAATAGCACTTAGCGGTTGGTAAGACAGTTCATCACCATCACTTACCCAAAATTGCAATTCTAGCTCTGAGTTATTGGATAAGTCACTTAGATCACTAAGTTGCAATATTATATCAACATTATATAGACCCTTACCAGATAGTTCAATTACACCATCAGTTCTGACATGTATTGGGCCAGAAGTAACTGCTGGTATAGATGAAATTATAGTAAGCTGCTCCCACTCTCCTACAACAGAAACACTTTGGGTGTGAGGTATGTCATCAATTATACCTGCCCTATTAATTGCTAGTGAGTCCAGCAAATCCCTTATGTCCTGTGGGGTTATTGCACCTGTTACATTATCTGCGAGTATAGTTTGCAGCTCTGCATATGTACGTTTAGTCATTATGAGAATCCTTCATTAAAGCCAGAACTGAATGCTGTTACAGCTTCACCTATTAGCGGGTTAAAAGTTATTTTTACATCACCCCTGGGTGCCTTTACCCAAACACAACCATGCCCCAGTGTTGGCAAAATTATTACGGAATTATCTATGGTAATAAATTCATTATCAGCCGGTTCTATAAGGTTTGGAGAGTATGCATATAGCAACGTCCTATTTGGCGTTCCATGCTTTTGTATTACAGCACCAGAACAGTCTGTTAGTTGTATCCAGTGATTGCCGATAACCATACCAGCTCCTAATTATTTTTGTGAGTTCCATCCACTTGGCTTTTCGATGTATAAACCTTCCTTAGTTGAAATTTCAAATGTTGAGCCAGAGTTGTCTAGTAACTTTACTTCTGCTAGGACATTGCCCTGACTGTCTTTTACCATAAATGATGCGTTCTCTTCGGATCGCCCATCAAGTCTTGTCTTGAGGCTCATGAGCTCTCCTTAAAGTTATACTGTAATCTCTACACTAGAATATGAACCATTCTCTTTTGGTTCTGCCCAAATAGACAATCCTGTTATAGCTGGTAATGTCTCAACACCACGAACATCTACAGTAAATGAATTTGTTGCATCGGTAGGCACAGCTACCGAGTACTTGATTTGTATATTTGTAGTGCCATGAGCTTGAATTACTGCTCCAACACCAGCAGATGTAACTTGAGTCCAAGCCATACGACTCTCCCAATTATTAGTGGTTGTTATCCGCAACACTTGGTTGCGGAATTGTTAGTTATGATATTTCAATTTTAGAGATTATAGTGCCCTCTTCAGCAATGACCCATATAGCTTTTCCAGAAATAGCTGGAAATTCAAATGCGTCCCTAATCCTATAGGAGTCTGATTCATCTACAGGTTTATTTGTAGAATATTTAACTTTTATATCAGAATTTCCATAGGCTTGAATTAGTGCACCAAACCCTGCATTTGAGACTTTTACCCAATCTCCGACCACTAGTATGTATGAGGCAACAGCTCCCATGTTAGGAGGAGAGCTATATTCAACGCCTAGCATATCTTTTGAGAAAGTGTAGTCAGTCCAGCTTGGAGTAGTCCAACTTATATCTGTACCTGCCCCTATCTGAGGAGAACCTGCTAATAGCTTGGCACCTTCTTGGTAGCTAGGACTAGCACCATCAACAAAAGATGGAGCATCTGTAATAGAGTTAGCATCTTGAGATGTTGCAGTTTGCCAGTCGGCTAGTGATGTATATACCTGTCCTCCCGTCATACCATCGTTAGCACTGGGCCCAAAACTGCCTCCAAGGTAGTACCTGTTAGTGGAGTAGGTATTGTAGTCAACTACATTACCTCCAGCAGCTAGTGATGCGGCGTCCAACACTATGTCGTGCCCTGCTGCTCCGCTATTGCCGTTGTCAGTAGAGTTTACTACGATATTATTGTAGACTGTGTTATTTGCCGAACCTTCGCCAAGTTTGTTAGCAATTATTGCTATGCCATCAGTTACAGTGTCTACAATTGTATTGTTGTATACTTCACAATCCATAGCACCATTTAGTTGTATGGCAAAGTGGGCGGCTACTCCGGTAGAGGAGCCACCTTTCCAAATATAGTTATTTGCTATAAGACCCCTTGTAGACTGGGCTAATTGGTCTTGCTCAAGCTTTATGCACGAGGCATTTGCACCACTTCCGCCAATACAAAAGTTCCCTGTAATCTCAATATCTTCTGTTCTTTTAACCCAAATAGAGTGGCTACCTTGGTGTAAAATACAATTCCTAACTGCTGATTTGTTAGCAGTTGATAGGTGTACGGCATCTCTGGAAGTTTGAGGTGGGGTATTAATAACCTCTAAACGCTCAAATAAGGTACCTTTTCTATTAGAAGCAAGTACTGCTCCATAGGGGCTATAAGTAGTAATAGTACTTGCATCTATAGTTACTTGTCCATCATGTCCAGCAACCTTACTGCCTACAATACCATAGTCACCAGCAAAAGTGCCGTGTGGACTAAAACCACTTGCTGCTGTGTATCCAGTACCAGAAGAAGTAAATACAAGGTTATGCCAAGGAGTATAAGTAACCCCTGAAGGCCCACCAGATACTTCAATAATAACTGTGTGGACAGTGTCTGCTTGGTGAATTGTGTTAGCTTTATCTATAGCATCATATATATCAACTACTGCATTACTAAAGTCGCCCTCAAAAGCTGATACCGCTGTGTTGTTAGCATCTCCGCCAATGCCATCAACAGCATACCTCATTACAGCCATCTTGTACTCCTATTTTCTATTATATATGTCAGTTTTAATTTGCCTAACTATGTATTCTTGTAAGTAGGCATCAGCTTCGTGGTCATCCCAAGTAGTTTCTATACTATGGTACTTATTTATAAATCGTGCAAGGTGGTGTGCTTCATGC